ATGCTCAACGGTTACGGTGGCGAGCGCATTTCGACGTTCCCCGTTGAGCGCGCGATCGGGAGTGTCACGGACCCGCAATCCTCAATATACGCCTTCGCCTACCATTGCCGCGATTCCGGTCATTCGTTCCTGACATTCACAAGCGACGCTTGGACGTGGGCTTACGACACGAAAACAGGCCGTTGGCATGAGCGGCAGACCTACGGCCGCGAGCGCTGGCGCGGGTCTTATGCCTGCGAATTCGGCGGGACTTGGTACGTGGGAGACGACACGGACGGCACGATTTATACCGTGAGCACCAGCCACGCCAGCGACGGAGACGAGCCGCTTGTGTGCACCGTCCAAACGCCAACCGTGCACGCTTTCCCTGCGAAGGTGCTCGTGCATGCCGCCTTCATCGACGTGGTTACAGGCGTGGGCGTCTCCTCGGATGAAACCCCGTCGCTGGCTTTCGATATCTCGCACGATGGCGGGGCCTCTTGGAGTGCAACCCGGCATCTGCTTCTAGGACGCGATGGGGACCGTCAAAAGCGCGTTCGCACAAACCGGCTTGGCGTCATCGGGCATAACGGCGCCGTATTCCGCCTTCGCGTTTCGGCGGCAGTCACACGCTGTCTGATGGCCATGACTTTGGACGCTGAGAGGATCGCGGCGTAATGGCTGAATTGTCTCTCCCGAAAGCCGATCACCCGGTAGCGATTTGCGCGCACTGTGGCCAGCCCATGCGCATAGACCCGGTTTGGTATCGCTACCTCGTTGCCCTAACCCGGCTCATCAATCAGGGGCTCTGACATGTCATTTTTCGCAGCATTTACCGGAAAAGCTCAGCAGAAGGCGCTTGATAAGGGGATGGCGGAAGGCGCCAACCTTCTGGACGCCGGCCGCAAGACGGCAGAGGGGCAGATTAACGCGGACGTAAACCGCGCGGACAGCCTTTATTCCGGGCTGGGGAACGAGCTCAACCGGCAGTATCGAGAGAACCTTGGAGAGATCAACACGAGCCGTAACCAAGCGCTTGGTTATCTCAACCCCTACATTGCCTCAGGCGGCAAGGCGAACGCGCTGTATCAGGATGCGCTTGGCGTCAACGGGCTTGATCGACAGCAGGCATTTGGAGCCAACTACGCGGCATCTGACCCGTTCCGCGCTCAGAACGCACAGTTTGCCAATGACCAGTTGATGAAGCTGTTCAACGCGCGCGGGATGTCGCGCGGCGGCATGGCGGCCGAAGCCGTCGCCCGGCAGAACTTGGCGCGTGGTTCTGAGGATTACGGCAACTATCTTTCGCGCCTTGGGCAGATGTACGGCCAAGGGCAGCAGGCGGCAGGACAGGCGGCAGGGATAGCGAGCGGGTACGGCGGGCAGCGCGCGGCGCTGTCTCAGGGCTACACGAACGCGCTTGCCAACAACGCGGCCACGCGTGGCCAGAACTTCACCGGACGGGGCAATGCGCTTGCGAATTTGAGCTACGGCAACGCTCAGCAGGTGGCCGGCATGAATACCAACTACGCCAACGCGACGGCCGCGAACAAAACCACGGGCATCAACAACCTGTTGAACTTGGGCGGGACTTTGGGCGGCATGGCCATCAGCGGCATGACGCCAACCGCAAGCGGTGCGACGCCGTTTAATAGCCTGTTTGGGGGGCGCTAATGGTCAACTTCCTGAGCATGCCCGCACTGAAAATGCCAGACAACGCGCTGATTGATTTTCAGGGCGCGGCGGCCCCATTGACGAATGCTCTTTCCGGCTATCGCCAAGGCATGAACCAGCAGTATGGCGAGCAGCAGCGGCTAGAGCAGCAGAGCTATCAGCGCGGGCGGGACGCCAAAGCGGACTCGCGGCAGCAGGTTGAATGGTTTGGGAAGCAGGCGGCGGCGATCGACAGGATACAGGACCCGGCGCAGCGCGGCGCAATCTGGAATCGCATTCTTTCGAAGCACCCTGACGCGGCTAACCTTGGCCCTGAATACCGCGACCCTATGAACGGCCCGAAGCTCGTTGCAGCAGAAGCCGGGCAATGGCGTGACCCGCGCGAAGATCAACTTGCCGATCTGAAGTTGCAGGGTGCGCGGCTTGATGTGCAGAAGTCGCAGCGTGAGCTATCGGCTCCGAACGAAAAGTATATCGAGATGGGCGGGAAGCTCGTTGCCGTCGGGCCCGGCGGCGCGCGCGAAGTCTATTCTTCGCCAGACCCGCTCAAGGAAATCCTTGCTAAGCGTCTTGGAGGCGGGCAACCGCAGCAACAGCAAGCCCCAGTGCTGCAACCGCAGTCCGCGCCGGGCGCAAACCCGCTGCTGAAGCGCGTTGCCGATGAGGTTCCGGGCGTACCGGCACAAGCTCAGCCCGCGCCCGACCAGATCGACACCATTTACGGCGCCATGACCCGGCAGGAAGCACAGGACCTCGCCGGCGCGATGCTTTTGGACCCGCGCTATCAGGCGGCTGGCAAGGCGCTCCTCGACGGTCTTCAGGCCGGAAAGGGCGAACTGTCCAAGCCGGTCACAACGCAGGTTGAGGAGAAGGCCTTGAGCGCGGCCGGAACGATGGGCCGTCTGCAAGAAATCAAGCGGCTCTTCCGCCCGGAATTTTTGACCATCCCGAATAAGCTCAAAATGGTGGGCGCGTCGTGGGGTTCATCGTTCGGAGGCAAGCTTGACCCGCAGACGGAGCGGGACCTGCGGGGCTACTCGCAGTTTAAAGCGGCAGCCTTCGACAACTTCAATCAGATCCTCAAAGAGCTTTCCGGTACGGCCGTTTCCGCTCAGGAGCTAACGCGCCAACAGATCGTACAGCCAAACCCCGGCGAAGGCTTGTTCGATGGTGACGACCCTGTGAGCTTTAAGGCTAAGATCGAACAGGTTGAGAGGCTTTCGCGCGCGGCCGTTGCCCGCATGAACTATATCCGCTCACGCGGTCTTCAGTTCAACAAGGACACGGCTGAGCAGTTCCTGAGGTTGGAAGACGTTCCAGCCGCCCTCGATAAGCGCGGTTCGGAAATTGAAGCTGAGATTCGACGCGCCAACCCAAAAGCAGATCCAATGGCGATCGACAAGGCCGTTAGACAGCAGATCATGCAGGAGTTTGGTATCTGATGGGCAAGTGGGCGGACTTGGTGCTGACGGGCTCGGAACAGGATAACGCTGCCGTAAACAGCATGCAGCGCATGCTTGAACAGGACCTTGCGCGCCGCAATTCGCGCCCGCCATCCTACGTAGATGAAACGCTGCCGCGCTTTGGTGGCCCTAAAAACTACCCTGAAAATGCCGCGTCTGTGCCGCCCGAACAAGTATCACCCCCGCAGCAAGCCGCCCCTGCTGCCGGGAAGTGGTCAAACCAAGTGCTCGGCGGAACGCCGTGGCCAGAGCCCGTAGCAGCTCCGCCAGCGGCCAAACAAGAAAGCTGGGGGGAATGGGCCGTCAACAGCGTGCGAGGCCGTAGGGACCCACGGGAGGCCTCTACGGGCACGGTTTTTGAGCAGTTCCCCGGGCAGCTTCGTAATCCAACGGCAAACGCCGCTATCATGGGCGCGTCGGATGAGGCTATGGGCGATATTATCTCCCAGAACCTAGGCGGAGACTTCATTCGCCGGGAGAAGGACGCGAACGGCTACAACGTGATCGTGTCTCGGGGTGCTAACGGGCAAGAGCAGCGCGGTTATGTGAACGCGCCCGGGCTTGATAGTCAGGACGTATCCCGCGCGATTTATGGCGCTCTCCCGTATGCCGTGACAGGGGGAGCAGCAGGCGGTTTGGCGCGCGGCGCCGGTATTGGCGTCAATGCTCTTGCTCAGGGCGTGGCGGCTGGCGCGACAAGCGTCGCAGGCGACCTTGGAACAATGGCACAAGGCAGCGAACAGGGCCTCGACATCGGCAAGGCTGGCGCCATGGCGGCCTTTGGTGCGGCAGGCCCCCCGGTCAGTGCGGCAGGAGGTGCCCTGTGGCGAAGGTTTGTCACGATCCCCGGCCTTGTCGATAGTCAATCTGGGATGCTGACCGCGCGCGGTATCGAGGCGGCAAAGAGGGCAGGTGTTGATCCTGCCGATGTAACACCCGATTTCGCACAGGCGTTTGCTAAGACATTCGCCGAAACGAAAGACCCGGCACAGGCGGCCGTCAAAGCCGGTGCGGAGCGCTACGGCATTCCGGCAACGCAGGGACAGGTTACGAAAGACCCGTATCTTCTAACCCAAGAGGAAGGAATGCGGCGCCGTCTCTTTGGCGAAGGCGCGCAAGACGTGATGCTAGGCTTCGATAGACGGCAGGGGGAAGCTATCCAACAGGCCGCTCTCGGCACGATGGGCACAACGAAAAATCCCAGCATTGCAACGCAGATCGCGCCGGGCCGGGATATGGGATTTGCGGCGCGTCCCGACGAAATCGGAGCTTCAATCCAGTCTGGCGTTGTCGCTGCGCGCGATGCGGCAAAGACGGCCGAACGCGCGGCATGGAAAGACGCAACGTCGCTAGAGGCAACAGACGAAGCGCTTAAGCTCTTGCCCGATGCTCTCAACGCCAAGCTCGGGGGACGCCTTCTCAACGAGCAGGTGACGCCAACCGCGTCTGCCATGGCCAAGGAAATAGACCGGATCATTGCGGGGGAAGCACCTCAGAAGGCGGCCGGATGGGTCTCCGCAAGCCCATCGCGCAACGTCGATCAGATGCGCCGCACGCTGCTTGACTTTTACAAGTCAGCCAAGGACCCGGCAGACGAGACGGCATCGCGCGCTATTTACGACGGGTTCAACGAGTGGATTGGAGAGGCGGCTAAGGCCAGCCTTCTAAAAGGCGATCCGGCTGCAGCCATGAAACTTGTCGAGGCGCGAGGGTTCACGCGTGAAGTGATGGCGCTGTTTTCTCCTCGAGCGGCAGACGGCACCGTATCTCCGGCAGGCGCGCGCCTTTCAAAGATCCTTGACCCTGCAAAGACAGACAGCGGGGAGTCCGTCATTCAAGCGCTGTTTGGGTCTCATGGATCAAGCACGCCTCAGGCCGGCGCTATCTCGGCTTTGAACAATATCAAGACGGCATTTGAGCGGTTTGCCCCCGAAACCGGCGCACAGGCTTGGAACGATATCCGCTTTGCCTACTGGTCCCGCCTTGTGACCAACAAGGGGGGAGATGTGCTTGGCGCACAGGCGATCGTCAGCAATTTAAAAACCGCTTTCCAGACTAAAAGCGGCGTGATGCATACGCTGTATTCAAGGCAGGAACAGGCTGAAATCAGGAAGTTTCTGAAGGCTATGGAAGTCGTCGCATACAAGCCGCCGAATGCCTCTGGGTCTGGCTATGCAGCCGCGTCTTTCATCAAGGATGGCCTGTTGAAGCTGCTCGATTCGTTCGGCCTCGGAAAGCCTGCTTCGGCAGCGCTCAATTACACGGGCGTTGGCTCGGCATGGAACACGGCAGGAGCCCGCGCGGCCGTCAGTCAGTCAGTCCGCCCGGTTCGGCCCAATCTAACCCCCGCCATAACGGGCGCCGGAAGCTCTTATGAAAATCAATCGCGCGGCCGGTAGTTCCAAAACCGCACGATTATAAAGGCCATGACGGCGCAGTAAGTCGAGAACAAGTTCCAGCGTTCCGTATCGCGCACCCAAGACAACCAAAGCCCCAAGATGCCCATGACGGCCATCGTGAAGACAAAGACGAATAGGCCCCGGTAGCGTTCAAGGTTTTGCATTTCATGTCCCAATAGGAAACGCAAGCACATGACCGATTCCGTTGCTGTCTTCCCGCCCGGGTTCCGTGTACTAGACGCGCTCGGAGATCCCGTTTCCGGCGCGACAATCGAATTCTATAACGCTGGCACGACAACGGCAAAGACCGTCTATCTCAACAACGCACTTACAACTTCG